CTATTTGCTCATTTATTTCAATTATTTCAGTATCTGTCTGTCTTAAAATTTTAGATCTTACATATTGTACGGAATAATATTTTCCAATATAAGGTTCGATAGATGCTAATGTGGACAATCTGTTATTGAGTAATTCTGATTCTTTTAGTTCTGCAAATTGATTATCATATAAGAAATCATATTGAATGTGATCACTAATTCTCTCCCAGTCTTCGGGGCTTACTACATTTTTAAGGATCAATTGAGTCCTTAACATATCTGTAAATAAATTAGCAAATCTTTTTCTCAATCTCCCAACAAACTTTGCAAATTTTAGTTCATCCCTCAAAATCTCTGAAGATCTACCTAAATTAAATCCACCATCACTCGCAATTCTAGATTCTGGAACTCCTAATGCTCTATAAAGTTTTTTCTGGAAATATTCAACATCAGACAGTTCTCCAAGATTTTGACCACCTGGAAGAGTAGTAATTTCAGTTCCTCTGCCACCTTCTCTTCTTGGAAGCCAAAAATCTTCCATCATCGACATAAACTTTCTATCATCACGAATTTCTCCAGTTCCCGCATCGTATACAAGTTTATTGCGGTAACGGCTCATTACTTCCTTTAGATATTGTTCCGCTTTTACCTTTGGTAGGTTGCCGACATCAATATAAAAAATTCTACGTTCTGGTGCCCTTGATAGTCTGTAAATCACCAAAGAATCTTCAATCATTCTCAGTTGATTGAGTGCTTTAATTGCTTTATGTAAATATGATAAGACAGATCCTTTATTTCTATCAACTAAACCAGAATTAATGTAAGCAATAGAATCTTTTGCAATTTTAATTGATTTTTGACTACCTGATCCGGAAATCATTCCAGTAGGATATACTGGAGATGGTGTATACATGAAATATTCTTCGATTTCTGGATAGAACGCTTTCTGAGTCTCTCCAGTTTTTAGATAATTAAAAACTTCTTTCTTAGAGGTCTTTTTTTCTTGACGAATATACCTCATCTTCATTGGATCAATATATCTAAGTTCTTTGATCCCTTCTTCTGGTTTTTTTACATCAATAACTTTTAGATAATAAAGTCTACCATCAATATACCAATTTCTAAAAATTTCATGACACTTTTTATCAAAGTCAAGTAATTCTTTGATAAAGGTAAACTCTTCTCTGATTATTTTTTTAATCTTATCACTAGCATTTACATTAGATAATTCAATTTCTACGGGCGAATCATACAAATCACTAACTATAGCTTCGTTAACAACATCTTCGATGGCATTATCACATTCGGGATGAATTGCCATCTCCCGATATCTTTTAATTAAATCGTGCTCAGAACGATAAACTCCTTCAATGTCAAGATATTGTCCATAAAAACCGCTTGCTATATAATTATCAACCCCGTCCTCATTAGTTTGAGGGACGGGGGAAATTATAGACGGAGACTTATCTTTATCATCTTCAATAGAAAAACCAAAAAGTTTTGCCATATTATAATTTTTTAACTCGTTATTTATCTATTTATTAGTTAATATTTTCTCCACCAATAGCACCTTTAACTGCTTCCCACCAAAGAACTTGAAGTTCAACAGTGAATTCTTGAATTCCCTGAGCATCATATGAAAGTTCGATTGCCGAAACTTGGGTTGGGAACAAATCATACATATGATATGTTCTTAAAGTTGCTCCACTACGATCTAACTGGTAAACAAAAGCATCTGCTTGATAAGTGGCTGGATCTGTTAATCCAGTATTATCAGATACTCTATTAATAACGTTCATCCATCTTTCGAATGCAGAACGAATCGAAAAATCGGTGTCGTTAATGACTGTAATTGACCAAGTATCAAAGGTTCTATCGCCTGCTACTTTTAATTCTCTTCCTCTAAAGGGAACAGAAATTGGAGTGACATTAGATGCTGGTAAATTTGCAGATTTAACTAAAAATCTTGATTTATCAAGAACCGATTGAGAAGGTTGTGCTGCATCTGGAAATGACAGAACAACTTCAAAGAGATTTGAACGAGTTCCACCGCCAGTTAGTTTACTTTTGAAATCAGTAATCTTTCTTAGTGGTGGTGGATTAATTTGAGTCCTAGTTGCCATGATTGTTAAACCTCTTAATTAATTAAACGTTTCCGATTACTTCTTCAAAAGCAACACCAGTTCTGGTTGCAATGAATGTTAGACCTATAAAGTTAATAGATCTTGCTGGTTTAATATAAATGTCAGCAACAAATTCATTGTTATCAATAACAGCAGCTGTGTTATTTGTTTCATCACAAACAACAACATAATCAAAAATTCCACGCTTAGATTGAACATCACGTAAGAATGGTTCAATGATATTTACAAAATTAGTTCTTGTAATTTCATCGTTGAATTCAAAGAGTTGATCTTTCGCTGCAGCAGAAATTGCAGTTTCAAGGTAGATAAAGAGTCTGCGGACATTAATTCTATCAAATGCTGATGACTTACCATAACCAGTCTTATCACCAAATAGAACTATTCCAGAGCCAGGTGAGAAGATGACTGGATTGATTCTATTTGAATATAGTCTATCTCTTTGAAGTTTTCCTGGATTGTATGCAAGTTTTACTGCATTTAAGATTGTTCCTCTAGATGTTCCCGCTGGTGAGAACCATGGGAATTGATTAATGTCATTTCTTGCACAAGTTCCTGCAATGTCTCCATTCAGTGGAATATATCTAAAAGTATTATTAAATCTATCGAACATATACTTATATCCACTATCAAATACTGCATATGTTGTGGATGTTACTGGTGCATAGAAACTAATGAGGTTTTCTGTGATAGTATCTTCACTATTAATTGTTACCGATCCTACAGAATTGTCAATTAAAAATGCTTGTCTATAGGGAGAAATAAATGCCACAGCATCCTTTCTAGATTCAGCTACCGCGATACACTTATTTGCTAACGCTTGTGCTTGCTCCTTTGGATAATTTGCAGATCCCATTAAGACAAAATCAACACCATATTCTTCAGTATTTTCAAATAGTGTGTATCCACTTACTATATCATCTAATCCGCAGGATAAAGCTCCACTATTTGCAATGTTTGTAAGTCCATCATAATTTTGACCATTATTTAAAGTATATGTATTTGATCCAGATCCAGCAAAAATAACATTTTGAGCGTCTTGATCCCAACCAGTATCAGAATCAAGTTCAAAGTTAGCACTTCCATTATCACTAAAACCAGTTACAACTGTTCCGGATGGTTGAGAACCACCAAAGATATATGAGGAAGAATTATAAAGATACTTTCTCCAGTATGAAGGAGATCCTACAGAAAATTCAGCATCTTGTGCTTTTGATAGGGAAAGGTGTTTCTCTAAAATTGTCCCAGCATTTCCAGTAATAGATCCATTATCATCAATAACTACAACATGAAGTTCATCAAATCTTGATGATCTTGCTGCGGCATATTCGGATGTTGATGGACGATCTGCAATTGTATCCCAATCAATAGATCCATTTGAAAGAGTTATGGATTGCTGTTCGAACCAATCTAGTTCTCCAGTATAAGCAGCATTTCCATAAGAATTGGAATATCCATTAGTATGAATGGCAACAGATCCAGTTTGCGAGAATGCGTATACTCCATTTGGTTGATAATCTACTGCGGTTTCAGTTCCTGCAGCGGAAACATGACTAATAATTTTAGTTGAAATTTTACCATTTCCAACTTCTGTTACAATACCTTTCAAATAACCATTTAAAACTGACGTAGTTCCAGATCCAGCTAATACTGAAGAAATTGCTTGAGTAACTCCATATCCAACTTGAACTGCCGCACTAATTGTATTTGTTGCTCCAAAGTCGAATGTTGTAGTTACAGGTGCAGCCTGCAGTGAAGAACTAGAAATATAAACAGTTCCGACACCAATTGCAGTAACAGTTGTTCCTGGAGCAATGACTCCAGTTACATCACAAATAACTTCTTGCCCCACAGTGACCGATGCAGTGGAAATAGCAACGGTATTAGCACCTCCAACAATAGTTCCAGTTCTATCTGAAATTGCTGCAGTGAATGAAGTAACTGCTGTCGTAGCTATGCCTGTTAAAATCTGATCTGCCTTTGCATCAATAATTGCAACTTTAATTCCATTTGCCCAAGATCCTGGATTTCTAGCGGCAAAAGTTACATTTTGTATGGTATTTTCATCATAACCTAACTGATTATAATGGTCATCACTTTTAATTGTTGGTGTAGATCCTGTTCCAACCCAAGCATTTTTTAAATTAGTATCACCTGCTCTAGATACAAGTAAAGTTCCACCATAAGCCAAATATGATGATGCTACCATCCAATGCTCATAGTGCTTATCTATAGATTTTGGACCACCAAAAGTTTTCAATAAATCATTTTCCGTTTCAATAACTTGAGGAAGATCTACAGGTCCTCTTTCAAAAGGAGCCACTAAAGCTCCGACTGAATTTGAAACTGGATCAATCCTTCCTGCGGTTAAATCGACTTCCCTAACTACAATTCCAGGAGATGCTAAATTTAGCGGCATCTTTATTCTCCGTACTATCCAGAATTATCTAAAAGTATTTATAATTTCCTATGCTTTATATACTATTTGTAATCCCACATATATGAACGATCCCCATATTCATCCACATTCCATACCTCCAATGCTTCATTATGACTTTCTGCGGTGGCAAACATCCACCTGTCTCCAGTAGATGGTTCAATAAATGCTTCAGTATCATCTAATCCATCTAGAATGAATCCGAATGGTGCCATATCTTGATCGATTTGATTTTTCTGCTCTTCATAAATTCTCTTGCGGACATCATTATCCGTCATTTCTTTAAAATATGGTTGAGCAACTAACCAAGAGAATATAACCAAACACATGGCAAGGTCATCATTACATCCTTCTTCTGCTTCGAATGAATTATGTTTCTGGATAAATGTCGTTAATTCGCTGATTAAATCGTAGTCATTAATTAATAATTTATCATCTTCAATTAACGTTTTTAAATTTGAACAACCTAATTTTTTAACTGCAGATGTCATTCTTATCCCAAGTTGAGATTTTTTTCCACTAAATCCAGTTCCAACTATTTGTCCCGCTCTTCCTTTCATAGCACACATTAACACATTATCATATTCAAGATCAAAATGTAAAATATTTGCCACTTGATCTCCAATATCGTTGACTTCGACCAACAACCAAGCATCATTATAACCCTTGGCAACTTCATAAATTATGCTTGGAAAAAGCATAGGTTTTATTTCATTATTTTTATACTTTGCAACTTGTTTATATGGAAATTGAGTTATATCAAAGACTATAAATGCTGAATAATCATTACCAATTCCTCTAGCAACGTCTACTGTAATTAAATAATCATTATCTTTTTTTGGATGCTCATATACATCCAATCCTTTATTTCTTTTTATGGGATCTTCATAAACAAGATTTTTTAACTTTGATGGATTGATAAGAGTATTGACCGATCCTAAGAATTCGCATTCAAATTCAACCTTAAACTGTTGCTCACTGGTGTTTGCAATCGTCTGCTCTTTCCATTTCGAATCTCTACCTGGCACCTCAGACCAATGGACATCTGTGGGAACATATTCATTCTTGCCCCTCTCAGAGTCGTGCCACATACGGTAGAAGTGATTCATACCCCTAGGGGTAGAAACAATAATTACCTTTGTGCTTTGACCAGAAGAAATAGTAGGATAAACAGAGGCAAAGAAGTCATCAGCAATGTGATTCGGGATGAATGCGAATTCGTCCAAAAAGATGACATTATAGGATCCGCCTCGGACAGCAGATGAAGAAGTAGAGTTTGATGAAATTTTTGATCCATTTTCTAATTCAAGTGATCCTTTGTTCCAAGATATAATACCCTGTTGCATCCATTTAGGTAGATTCTCATAAGCAAGTTGCAGTCTTCCGAGAAGATCCCTTGCAGTAGATGCTTTGTTCGCTAGGATAGCAATATTAACATTATCGTTAAAAACGGCATAGTGGAGCAGGTAAGATACGCAGGTGGTTGATTTACCAGTCTGCCGTGGCATCTTACAGATATTAAATCTATTCTCGTGGAAGTTTTTTACAAGTTTCTCCTGAAATGGATACATCTCAAAAGGAACAAGACCGTGATCCAGAGAAACGATCTTAATATAGTTCTTTGCAAAATATACAGGATCTTCTTTACACTTCAAGAACTCTATAATTTGTTCTTCCGTAAATTGAATTTGTGTATTTGCTCTTTTTAGTAGAGGATTGCCAAGATAGATGTCATTATTAGGCATATTC